GTTCAGGATATGTGTGGAGAAGATGTCTCATTCTGCCTGGATGCAAAAGCAGCAGGTTTTGAGATTTGGTGCGATCCTCGTGTTCGAGTTGGTCACGAGAAGACAAGAGTTATCTGATTTATCTGGCAGACGATGACAGAAAGTTATCAAATTCTTTTAGATGGTAAAGTACTTTATAAGAACTTGACCGAGGAAGAGTACTTTGATATAATGGAGGACCTGTCGATAGAGTATTATCAGACAGGCTATCCAAATCCAAACAAACTTGAAACTAAGATTATTAAGTATTAATTATGGCAAAAGCAAAGACTGGTGCATACGGCAAGACTTCTTATAATCCTGGACCACCGAAGAAGACTCGTCAAGGAGCAGGGGGAGGTACGAAATACGCAGCTACGTCTCGTAATCCTGCTCGTAAGAAATATAGGGGTCAGGGTAAGTAATATTACAAGAGGGGTTCTTAAGGGACCTCTTTTTTTATTTTGAAAATAAATACTACTAGGGATAGCAACCCCTTTAAAAGTTCTGTTTTGATTATCAAAACAGGAGCGCAACCATGTCGAACTTAAAGACGGATAGGAACCAATCTTACATGAAAGAAATGTGGGGTACCACAACTCTTATAACTGATTATGGGTCATTAAGATTTTTGGATAAACCAAAGAAGCATAATCTTAAGACTCAAAATCAACTTCATGAAACCATTCGAAATGATGATGATTATGACGACTGGGAATATGGAACAGAGCCTACATATGGAAATCCTTGGTATTAAATATAAATAAATCAAGAAAAAAATCTCCAATTATTAATGGCGTCTAGAGTATCACAAGCATTTAAGGATATTAGTTTGTCTTTTGATCGCCATCCAGTGACGAATGATATTACAGTGCTTACAAATGAGCGTGCAATCATAAGGTCCGTAAGAAACATTGTTGAAACGATTCCAACGGAAAAGTTCTTCAATTCTTTATTCGGATCTGATGTACGCTCTTCTTTATTTGATTTTGTTGATTATTCAACCGCCCTGGTAATTGCAGATCAAATTAAGACTGCCATTGAGAATTTTGAACCAAGAGTTGATAATTTAATTGTAGAAGTCATTCCAAATCCAGACCTCAATACCTTTGAGGCGACGGTTACATTTGATATTGTGGGACAAGATTTACCAACGCAGCAGTTTAATTTCTTACTCGAAGCTACTAGATAATCCAAATGCCATTTACGCAATTTACCAACCTAGATTACGACCAGATTCGAACTTCTATAAAGGATTATTTACGTGCGAATTCGAATTTTACTGACTTCGATTTCGAAGGATCTAACTTTTCAATTCTAATTGATACGTTAGCATACAATACTTACATTAATGCATTCAATGCCAATATGGTTGCCAATGAATCCTTCTTGGATTCAGCGACACTGAGAGAAAATGTAGTCTCTCTGGCACGTAATATTGGTTATGTACCCCGCTCAAAACGTGCTGCAAGGGCAGCAATTACCTTTTCTATACCAACGGAAAGCACAGACTCTAATATGACCTTATTAGCGGGTCTGGTTTGCGTAGGAGTATCAGATAATTCATCATATATCTTCTCAATTGCAGAAAATATTACGGCTTCAATTGTAGATAACACTGATTCAAGCATTGCATCAACACGTGTTGCACATTTTGGAACCGAAAGTGCTCCAATTTATGTGTATCAGGGATCATTACTGACTAAGAAGTGGACTGTTGACCTCTCACAGGACCAAAAATTTGTAATTAATAACTCAGATGTCGATACTGAGAACATGGTTGTCTATGTTTCGGATGATGGAAGTGATTTAGGACGTGAAATCAGGAGAGTTGACAATATTTTAAACATTGATAAGGACTCGGATGTCTATTTCTTACAAGAAGTCCAAGATGAGAAGTATGAAATAATCTTTGGTGATGGTGTTTTTGGTAAAAAACTGCAAACTGGGTCTGTAATTACCACAAAATATATCGTAACGGACGGTGAAACTGGTAATGGTGCCGCAAGATTCAATTTCCAGGGCACTTTAACGACAAATCCTGAAGCAAATAGCATTACAAAGTTAGTTCCTTCAGATACTGTCTCAGTTACAACCCTAGAATCATCAAAAAATGGCGCAGAAATTGAAAATTTATCGTCAATTAAGTATTTTGCACCTCGTGTTTACTCATCTCAACACAGAGCAGTGACATCAACTGATTATGAAGCAATAATTAACCAAATTTACCCTAAGGCAGAGAGTATTTCAGTCGTTGGTGGTGAAGAATTGACTCCACCAAGGTATGGAACAGTACTTTTAAGTATAAAACCAGTTAATGGAACGTATATTTCCGACTTTGATAAGCAAAATATACTGTCAAAACTCAAAAATTACACTGTCGCTGGTATAAATCAGGAAATTGTTGATCTCAAGATTCTTTATGTTGAGATTGATTCGTCTGTTTACTACAATAGCAACCAAGTTTCTTCATCATCAGACCTCAAATCAACAATTACTACTAATTTAAGCAATTATGCCAAGACTGTTAAGATGAATAGTTTTGGTGGAAGGTTCAAATATAGTAAAATATGTCAATTAATCGACCGTGTTGATGATGGAATCACCTCAAACATCACTAGAGTCATCATTCGTAGAAATTTAAACTGCATTTTTGAGAATCCAACACAGTACGAACTGTGTTTTGGTAATAGATTCCATGTAAAACCAGAAGGATTTAACATCAAGAGCACGGCGTTTAACATCAGTGGATTTGATGACAAGTGCTACTTCACAGATGTACCAAATAAGACCTCTACAGGGGCACTGGATGGTAGTGGAAAGGGTATTTTATCGGTTGTCTCTAAGAATTTAACCACTGATAATCAGTATACAGTCTTACTCAAGTCAGTTGGTACTGTTGATTATGTTAAAGGTGAAATTTTGATCAATACAATCGAAATTACTGGGACAGAAAAACCAAATAATGTTGTGGAAATTCAAGCATTCCCAGAATCAAACGATGTTATCGGACTAAAAGATTTGTATTTAAACTTTGACGTTTCGAATAGTCGGATAAATATGCTTAAGGATGTTATTGCTTCTGGAGAAGACATCTCTGGAGTTGTATTCTCAAATAATTACTTCACTTCAAGTTATTCAAACGGGGTCTTAGAGAGGAAATAAAATATGTCTCATTTTGAGAAAAGAATAAAAGTACACCAGATTGTTAAGAATCAGGTACCAGAGTTTGTTCTCGCAGATTTTCCTAAGGCGATAGAGTTTTTAAAACAATATTATATCTCACAAGAGTATCAAGGTGGAAATATTGACTTAATTGATAATTTTGATCAATATTTGAACGTTAAGAGTCTTGTACCAGACGCATTGAATAGTTCTGCAGTTCTGTCTGCAGATGTAAGTGAAGATGATACAACGATTACTGTATCCAATACAAAAGCATTTCCAGATGAATATGGTTTATTGAAGATTGATGATGAAATTATCACTTACACAGGTAAAACATCCACTTCCTTCACTGGATGCATTCGTGGATTTAGTGGGATAACAGAATATAAAGATAGATCAGTCATTTCGAACAGAAATAATAATTTAATATTCAAATCTACCGAATCTGCAGTACATAGTTCTGGAAAGACTGTAGAAAATTTGTCTTCATTATTCTTGAATGAATTTTATAAGAAGATTAAATATCTTATTGCTCCAGGACTTGAGAATTTAGATTTATCTAATGATATTGATGTAAGTCTTTTTCTTTCAAACGCCAGAAGTTTCTTCCAGTCAAAGGGTATCGAAGAATCAATCAATATTCTGTTTAAAGTACTGTATGGAACCTCTGCAAAAGTTGTTGATACAGAAAAATTCTTAATAAAACCATCGAGTACAAATTACGTTCGTAGACAAGTCCTTGTTTGTGAAAAATTAGATGGAGATAATCCATCCCTCTTGGTTGGGGAAAGTTTATTCAGTCAAAAGAATCCAGATGTAGCAGGATCAATATCATCTGTTGATATTATCACAAGAAATGCTAAGGTTTACTACAGAATAGGTCTGTTTATTGGGTATAGTGATGATATTTTATTGGAAAACAATTTCACTCTTCCAGGAAAATCGAGAGTAATTGGTGATGTTTATGTTGGTAGTACTGTAATTACAGTAGATACAACCATTGGATACCCAGATTCTGGACAATTATCATGTGGAAATAATACGATTACATATAAATCAAAATCAATCAACCAATTCTTTGGATGCTCTGGAGTATCTGAAAATATTACTGATGGGGATTTGATTATTGAAGATGATATAGTATTTGGTTATGTTGATGGAGATATTAATAGAAAAGTTGATTTAAGACTCTCCGCAATAGTATCGTCGTATAAGCAAATCGATGAGATTATATCTTCGGAAAAGGGAGACCAGATTTTCATAAAAAATTCTGGATATAAAATTCAAAATCCTGAGACTGATAAGACATATGCTGAAATTTTTGGTAATTCTTGGATTTACAATACTTCTACAAGATATAGAGTAAGTGAAATAGACAACAATACTATTTTTAAACTTTCAAGTAAAATTGATAAGTCTAGTTTAAAAGTAAACGATACTGTAAACATCTATCAAAGAAATGATAATGTTCCATATGCATCAAACGGAACCATATTAGCAGTTGATGTAGAAAATAATACTGTAGAAATTAATATTCCTGGATTTGTATCCGAAACTGGAATATTATATGACATAAAGCGCGTATTAGAAAAATCCAGTAGCACTGGAGTCAGTATTGATAATGGTAATAATGTTTATACTGCAAATGTAACTAATCTCTACGTTAACGATGAGTTAGAGTTTTCATATGTAGCATCAAACTCATTGCCAGAATATAATATTCAAAAAAATATAATTTCATACCAAATCCCCAATGGAACCACGACATATTTGGGTGGATATGATCAAAATACCGATAGATATACAACTATAGTATTTCCAACTACTATTCCAGAATTTATTGATGGTGATAAGATAACATATAAAGCAGAATCTCCACTTCTGGGTTTAGAAAATGGAAGAGAGTACTTTATACGCATAGTATCTCCCAACAGCATTAGACTTTATGCATCTTATATAATAACAGGTGCGGAAGATTCATATTTGAGATTCAATGTTGCAGAATCTTTGGGTATTCATAAGTTTATTATTTCTAGACATTCTGGAGAAACTCTTTCATATAATCCAATTCTTCGCAAATTTCCATTAACTCAAGATTTAAGTGGAAAAAATCAATCTAAAAATGATATTGGAGAATCTGGATTATTAATAAATGGATTAGAAATAAGTTCTCCAGTTTCTAGGGATAAAATCTATTATGGTCCTTTAAGTTCTATTGATATATTAAATCCTGGACAAGACTATGATGTTGTTAACCCCCCAGAGGTAATCTTATCTGCAGGAGCTGGTACAACAGCACTGTTTCAACCAGTTATTAGTGGATCTGTAAAAGAAGTTTTAGTAGATCCTCAAGAATTTGGTATTGATAAGGTATTTTCATTGACTTTGAGTGGTGGTAATGGATATGGATGCATTTTAGAACCAATTTTTACAGAAAAAGTAACTCAATTAAATTTTGACGCTAGATCCATCACAAATGGTGGCGGACTTGATTCAGTAGATAACACAATTACATTTTTAGATGTTCATAACTTATCAAATGGAGATGAAATAGTATATGATCAACTAAGTAATTCATCTCCTGTTATTACTGATGGTCCAAATAATCTTGTAGATAGTTCTTCGTATTTTGTTAGGGTTGTTAATACTAGTACAGTTAAATTATTCAACACAAAAAATGATTCTATTTTAGGAATAAACACCATTGGAATTTCAAACACACCTAGTGCTGGAATTCATGCATTAAAAACACTTCCTCTGAAGAACATTGGAAGAATTAGAGTTGTAAATTCTGGTAGTGAATACCAAAATAGAAAACTTATCGTAAAACCAACTGGAATTTCTACAGTTGAGAATACAATAAATTGGAATAATCACGGTTTTAATACTGGCGATATTGTAGAATACTTAAATGATCAAACTCCAATTTCTGGTCTTTCAACTTCAAACCAATACTCAATTAAAAAAGTAAATAATGATTCATTTAAATTGTATGATGTTGGAATTGGTGCAACTATAAAAGAAAATGTTGAAAGAGATATAATTACAAACTTAACCGATTTTGGTTCTGGATACCACACTTTTAAGTATCCTGATATTGTCGTATCTGCTTCAGTTGGATATGCTGGAACTGTTCAGGGAAGTTTGACGTTTACTCCTATCATTACTGGAGGAATAGTCGATGGTTATATGTATAAATCTGGTGTCGGATATGGAAGTAGTACATTAAATTTCCACAGAAAACCAAAAATTTCCATACTTAAAGGTTCTAATTGTCAGTTAAGACCGATTATAGAAAATGGATCTATTAGAACTGTCCAAGTTCTTAGTACTGGCTCTGGATATGGTAAAAATCCAGAAATTTCTGTAGTTGATAGTAAAAACATTGGAACAGGTGCTATTTTAAGACCGATAGTTTCTGATGGGAAGGTTATCAATGTATTAGTAATACAGGGGGGAATTGGATATAATGAAAACACAACAACAATCAATATTGCCGATAGAGGTATTAATGCACTTATAGATGCAAATGTAAGGTCAATAAAACTGAATGATATTCCAAGATTCGGACAATATAAGTTAAGTGATAGAAGAAATAGAGATGTACTAACACTGAGTGTATATCATTATGGTCAAGACTTATCTTCCAATTTCTTAGATGATGGAACTAATCACTCCCCTATAATTGGATGGGCATATGATGGAAATCCAATATATGGTCCATATGGATTTGAAGACCCAAATACATTTGGATCAGATATTAAGCAGTTGTCTCCAAGTTATGTAATTGATCAATCAAATATTGAAAATAGACCAGTAGATTCGGATTTTGCATTTGGAACATTTATAGAAGACTACAAGTATGTTAAGGGTAGTGGTGATTTAGATGAGCATAATGGAAGATACTGCAGAACACCAGAATTCCCAAGTGGAATATATGCATATTTTGCAACAGTGCAAATTAATCCCCAAACTGGTCAATTATCAGGAAAATATCCATACTTCATCGGAAAAACTTTTAGGAATGAAGTTCTTTCGGAAAATAATTTCTTAGATCATTCTTTTGACTTCAATTCTTCAAATCTTGTTAGAAACGTTTTCCCACATAAACTTGGAGATCCAAATGCAGAAAATGATTACATTGATGAATCTTACGAAACTTATAGACAAGTTAGTGAAGTAGTATCAACGTCTATTGGCAAAATTGATAATATTAAGATAATCAATCCTGGAGATGATTATAAAGTAAATGAAAATTTAGTTTTAGACCAAAGAGGGGGAACAGGATTTAGTGCCTTTATCTCTAAGGTTTTTGGAAAAAATATTCTCAATGTAAATACAACGATTGAAGAGTATTCCAATTTGTCTTTTGAATGGAATTCCGACAAATCAATCACAATAGCAAATATTCCTTATACCAATCTTGACATAGATGATGGCGATTATATTACGGTATCTGGATTAAGCACTAATGTATCAAAGTTAAATAATTTACCTTTCCAGTGTTCTGTAGAGAAGCAGTCTGGACCTATTTCAATTGCAAAGACTATTCCTGAAAATTTAGATCCAAATGGAAGTTTTGAGAATGCTTATGTCACAACGATACCTTCATTTGTATCTGCTGGTTCTTCTTGCATAATTAATGGAGAATCATTCAGAATTTTGAATGTTTATGAAGACTTCAATTTACTAAAACTGAGAAGATTTGCGGTAGGATCTGCACATTCTGAAACATCTGCAATAACTTTTATTCCAGATAGAATAAAAGTTAACACAAAAGTATCCGAAGACTTCATTTCTAAGCACAATACCTTCACATATTTTAATGCCAAACGTTCGGTTGGTGTAGGAACAACTGCTGGATTATTTGAAGAGAAAATATATTCTGTTGGGATAAAGACGGAAGCAATAGGAGTTCCTATTAGAACTATATACATCCCAAATCACGGATTTACCACTGGTCAGGAGTTAATTTTTACAAAAGATAGTACAGTAGGTGTAGCAGCATTAATTGTAGGTAATGATGAAACTACTCTCAATACCTTTGGTTTACCAAACTTGGTAACCAATTCTGATACTGTCTATGCAATCAATAAGGGTCCAAATCATATTGGATTGACAACTCAGGTTGGATTAACAACTGGAAATGGTTTGTATTTCTATACTGATGGAAGTGATAATTATGAATATGGTCTGAGAACTAACTATGACCAACTTACAGGTTCTATTTCAAAAATTGTTTCTGAAATAGAAACCGAATTTGAACACGGTTTAGTGGAAGGTGATGAAATAACATTGAGTGTAGTTCCAGAAGTAAATGCTGGAGTTGGAATCGGATCTACACAGGTACGACTTCATATTGATGGAAGTAGATTGTTGGTCAATAAGACTACCTTCAGTTCTTCCGATGTAAATACATCCGAAAATACCATTACAATATCTGAGCATGGATATAATGATGGCGATAAAGTTTATTATGCTGGCAATTCTCTAATTTCTGGGGTAGAAGAAGGGGAGTATTATATCAGATACTTTACAAGAGATAAGATTAAATTATGTAAGTCAACTTACGATTTAATTTTTGGCAATATTGATGTAGATTTTGGTAGTACTGGAGGTTCTAGTCAGTCATTATCTTTAATTAATCCCCCCATTGAGGTTGCTAAAAATAATAAACTTGTATTCAATTTGGGAGATGAATCTTTATCTGGATATGAGTTTGGATTCTACTATGATCATGAATTCAATAGTGAATTTACATCTACCAATGATGCTTTTGAATATAACGTTGAGGAACTTGGTATAGGAATTGGACTTACTCTGTCTTCTTATGTATTATCTTATACAGATTCTTTACCAATACTTTATTATAACGTTAGAAAATCTGGATTTATTAATACTTCTGATGTTAGTGTAAGAAACTATAATCAAATAAAATATGTAAAATCTAATAAGTTTGACGGTACGTATCCAGTCGTTAATGTAAGTGCAGGAAGAACTTTCCAAGTTTCACCAGTATTCACACCACCATTATTATCACTTACCGAATCTAATACTTCAACTCTAGAATATACTACTTCTTCTACTAACGTTTCTGGACCAATTGCAGACTTTAAAATTTTATCCAAGGGATTTGGATATAAAACACTTCCTTTCTTAGATAAGATAGAAACTGAAAATGGAAAAAATGCTTCTATTTTAGTAGAATCTGATGATATTGGTAGAGTAAATGAGGTTCGTATCATTGATCCTGGATTTGACTATTCACCAGATAAGACTCTCAGACCAGAATCTTCTACTCCATATCCAATAACTCTATTAAATGTAGATTCTGGAGTTAGAGTAGATATAATTGATGGTGGTTCTCAATATTTGAGTAGTCCAGATTTAGTTCTTATCAACAATGACACCAGAGAAGTTGTAGACACAGAATCATTTGAAGCAACGGCTCCTTCAGGAAAAATAACGAATATTTCTTTAATTCAAAATTTGAATGGGTTGGCAGACACAACACACACGTTATTTGCAGTAAACAACTCCAATGGTGTTGGAATTAGTAGTATTGTTGGTGGTCCAACTGGTGTTGTGACATGTAGTTTAGTAACACCATTTATTGGATTTAGCACTTCAATATTCTCAGTTGGTGAGAAAGTATTTGTGGAAAATATTGAGAATCAAGTAGGAGATACTGGAGAGGGATATAACTCTTCAAATTATGGATATCAGTTCTTTGAGGTTTTGGATTATATAAACACAAATCCAGCAGTATTAAAGTATAAGTTGCCAGAGACTGCAACTAATCCAGGACTTGCAAAAACATTCCAACTCGGATACGCACAAATAATATCATCCAAAAACTACCCAACATTCGAATTTATACAGGAGAGACCATTATTCAAGGTTGGTGAAGTCTTGTTTGTTAGTGAAGATGGTGGAAATTCTTTTGTTAAGACTGACTTGAAAGTCACTTCTTCAAGAAAAGATTTCATCAAAGTAAGTGGTTCATATGAACTCGTCAAGGGATATGTTATAAGGGGTGAAATTACTGGATATAAAGGGACAATAGAAAATACTACTACAAATAGAGCAAAGTATGAAATTAACTTCTCCAACGTAGAATATTATGGATGGGCAAATGATATTGGTAAGTTAAGTGAAGAATATCAGGTTATTCCTGATAATGATTATTATCAGAACATGGCATATGCCATTAAGACTTCCATACCATTTGAAGACTGTATTGATCCTGTTAATAGCATTGTTCATCCAGTCGGACTTAAGAATTTTGTTGATGTTGGAATAACATCCTCAGTACTCCTTGGTAAAGATTCCACATTACAGTCCGAGGCTAATATTGTATTGGATGTTAAGTCTGAAAGACGAGTTGATACTATAAACATTTTTGATATAGTTACAGAAGTTGATATTCTCAATACCAATCCCCAAAAATCCAAGTACATAAGAACAAAGAATAAAAAGTTTACCGATTATGTAATTTGTAAAACTAATAGAGCACTACAAATTGATAATAT